TTAATAAAGAAAGCGTCAGTATCAGTTAGATAATCGTTAATGGTGTATCCACCAGGAAGCATACCTGTGCTCTTGATAGCATTAACATCATTATCTGCTGTTCCAACTCTTAAATTAGAAGCCATTAATCTTTCTGCTACGAATTGTAGTTGTCTAGGAATAATTAACTTCATTCCTCTAAGAGCGATAATTAATCCTCTCTCATCTACAAATCCAGCAATCTTGATTAACGCATCTTCTAAAGATGTTTCATTAAGATCGGCTGCAGTTGTTGGCTCATTAGCGAAAGTTCCACCATTTGTCAATGGATGGTCTGTTGCACAAAGTGCGACTCCATCACCACCAGCAGATGCTCCAGCAGTAAACGCATTGTTTAATACGTTAGCTGCTTTTACTTGCTTAGTGTGTGCCATTGATCTTGCAAGTGCTCTCGTATAACGACCAGATAGCTTGTCGTAAAGGTTATCCTCTACAGCTTCTTCTGTTATTGAGAACGCCATTGCAACTGTCTCATGGTTATACCTTGCAGTATAAGCTTCGTTTGCATCGTCAAATGCTACTGCATTTCCCTCAGCTTTTGTGGGTGCAGCACCAAATCCACTCAACATTACTTCTTCTTCAAACGCTCTGTCTGATGACTCGGTGTCAAAGATTTCGGCATGTTGACCTTCATACCTATTATACTCCATACCAAAGAGGGCGTTTAAGCCTGGCTCTAGTTCTTTGGCGAGTTGTGCTCTAGAAATTGCCATAATTAAGCCTCCTTATGATATAGCAGCATCAGCATCACCACTTGAAGAGGCGAATACATGATTGTTAATTTTAACGATATAGGAGATACCAGCGGCAGAATGGTCTGCATTAGACACATCTTCATGAATCCCTACAATCATTAATGGATTTGAAGGATCTGAGTTTTCTGCGGTAGATATATCTATTGTCGCACTAGAAAGTCCAGTAGTAGTGCTTCCACTAGTTGCTGTACCTAATTGTGCTGTTTTAAAAATATCTGCTTTTGCTGTAGCTCTGTCTGTATTTGTTCCATCCGAAGCAATAATGAATCTTTGTAACGGATTGTCATAAATAAAACATTTTATATCGAAGTCTGTATTGGCGGTTCCTGAACCTGCCCAATAGTTCTTAAAAGTTAATTTACCAGTTGTGGCATCAACGTATTCGGCACCAGCAAACACACCTAGGAGTTGTTTACCATCTCCATCGGCACTTGTTATGATGGCTGCAGTTCCACCCGTCAACTCAACTTCAACTGGGGAACCTTGATATATCGCTGAAGCATCACTCTTGATAAAATATTGGTTAGTAGCACCAGAAAGAGTATTTCCAATAGTACTAACTGGCTTTAATCCAAAACTTGAATTAGCGTTTGCCATAGTTTAGCTCCTTAAAAATTACTCGGAATTGGGTTTTGCTCCTTTTCCGAAGGTTACACGACTTTGCCTATCATTATGAATAGGCATCGAGGGATGTTGTTCCCTCATCAGGTTTTCATCCACGGCTTTCATTTGATTGCGGGTCTGGTCCCGAAAATATTCAGTTCTTTCATCTACCGTTTCTTTAGGAATTCGTGCTAACATCAAACCGCCAACACCAATAATTCCTTTATCTTTACCCTCTTCTATAACTGGATACTTAGCATGAGCGTCATCATATTCATCTGCTCTTACTGGTTCCCATCCCTCTCTCATCTTTGCATAAACATTTGTTTTATCATCCTCACCTCTTATGTGAGTTCTAATCCAACGATGTTCATACCCCTCTGGAGCGGGTGGTGCATCCAACTTTGTTGGAGGGGCCCAAGGTTTCCTTCTTGAGCTATTTGCACGAGACTCAGTTTCTCGTGATGTTCTTTTGTTTTTAGATTCAGCCATTTTTTACTCCTTCACATACTTAGCATATTCTTCAAGCGGAACATTCAAGCGTTTCGCAATAGCAATTTGCGAAGGTGTCAATTTGACTGTTCTGCGTCCCTTTGGTGATGCCGTCTTAGAGGCGGTGGCTCCAGCAGAGGCGACTCTGGGGCCAGAGGATTTTTTCGTTGCTCCAAATTTATGTGGAAATTCCGATCTTATCCTATTATCAAGTTCAGTATAATACTCTTCAGTTGATGCGTCAAACCCTTCATCCTCAATTAATTGCTTATGTATGCCAAAAGCAGCATAAGTCATCGTTTGATCCTGCCCAAACCATTCATTTTTACCCGCCCATTGTTCTGCTCTGGGGTCTGGTTTAGGAGGCGGAGGAGGAGTAGTAGCAGCAGGTGGTGTTGAACCATTTACTTCTGCTTTTTTCGCTTGTTCTTCTCTTTGAGCCTTTAATTGTTTTAATCTTGCTTCTTCCAAAGCAATTCTAGATATATTTTGTTGTGCATCATACATAGCATCAGCGTCACCTGCCTCTAATGCTTTTTTATATGCTTCTTTTGCTGCTTGAGCTTGAGCTTCTACTCTTGTGTCAAACTCTCCAACAAAACTAGTATCTAATTTATCTAATCTTGTTTTTAATTCTTCGTTCTGTTTTTTGACAGATTCTGCATAATCAATTGCAGATTGTTTCTGTCTCTCTTCCTCACGAAATCTGTTCGTAAGTTTACTAATCCGTTTCTTAACAGAGTCGGAATACTCAGACAAGTCATCAGTATCTGAAACAGCCGCCGTTTCTTTTTTCTCTTCAACTGCAATTTCGGTATCTGTGCTAGTTTCTTCTTGTTCATTTTCTACCTCTACTTCTTGTCCTTGTTCTTCTTCTTTTTCTTTTACTTCTTCTTGCATACTAAGCTCCGTATGATTTGATGTCATCGGGATTGACAATGGTTGCAATGACTTCGTCATCATTGATTATTCTAACTTCTCCACCTTCTATTTGGAATCGTGAGCCAGCGTAGCGACCTATGCACACCCAATCGCCTTCTTTACACCAAGCTCCCTCTTCTCCAAATTTATCAATATCTTTATATGCCAATGAACCTAACTTCACGACATAAGCAACCACAGTTGCTCTCATTTCTTTTTCTCTTACTGGATCTGGAACGTAAACACCACCATCTGTTTTATCTTTGCCCATGTAAGGCATGACTAATATTCGCCAACCTGTAGGTTGTGGTACTCGTTCTGTTAAGGATTTTTTCTTTGCCTCTTTTTCGGCTTTTTCTTTTGCTTGTCTTTGTTTAACTACATATTCAGGTACTAGTAATGTCATTGTCAACCTTTTCCAGCAGGGTTTTAATTTGATCTAATGCGTAGGTTAAACCCTGTATTTCACCTACCATTGCCTTATAACTAGACATATCAGACGCACTTCCACTCGTCAATGAAATACTTATGTCATTTATTCTATCATTCAAGGACTTTTGATATTTATGTAAAAAATCTGTGACTTTCATTTAAGACATTTGTCTATTAATTAAATCTTGTTGTGTTATAAGATTAAATGGAGCACCAGCAATTCTATTTGCTCTACCTGCTAGAAATTCTCTTTCATATGGTCTCAGTTTTGCTGTTTCTTTAGCCAAATTTTCATAGTCTACAACATTCATGTAATTAGGAGTCATAGGATTAGATCCAAGTAAATCTGCACCTGTTGATGTCATAAACTTATATCTGTTGTCCGCAGACCCAGGTACAATTTTCATGCCCAATTGCTCTTCTGGTATGTCTTCTAAATCATATTTGGATGGAATCAATTGCTCTCTGTCTATCATAGACTCTCTTGCTTCAGCCATTGCTGTTGGTTTTATTGAAGCTATACCCGTGTTTAAATATTGAGGTAAATCATCTATGTAATTAGTTGGTATAGGTAAGTCTGCTATTTCTACTCTTTTTTCTGGAACTAAATTATAACCTTCTGGAAAATCACCCGATAATTCTCTACCGTATGTTGGTGTAAATGGATTGTACTTAGAAGCAATAACATTTTGTACTAAATTTCTACCTACATCACTTAAATTTAAAGAAGGAAATGAAAAAGAAGGAAGATTAATTTGATTTCCTTCTGCTTCTTTTACTGCTTGTCTAAATCGTTCACTTTCAGATGGTAATCCTCTATTTCTACCTAACATGGTTCTAAGTGTACTAACACCTGGGACTTTTTCTAAAAGACCCATAATACCAGAGGAAGGAACTTCTTTTACTACACCTTGAATGGTTGGCTGTCCTATGTAATAATCCCCCATTTCATAAGGTTTTTCGGTTACCAATGAAGGTAATCCAAAACCTTGTCGTGCTCGTAATATATTTTCGCTAGTCCCTCCTCCAATTATATTTGTGTAGTCAACATTTTCTGCACCAAATAATTTAGAGAAAAAAGATTCTGGGTACGGGTTTGTAGCAGTTGCACCTCTTTGTTGAGTATACATGTTAGCTAATGTTGGATTTACAAAATTAAAGCGTTCTGGGGATGGGGAACTTCCCAAACCAAAATCACCTACATCGCCACCAAGAGTAAAAACATTAGGTACTTGATTTGTACCCCCAAAAATCTCTTCATCAGTTAAACTGCTTACACTTGGACCAACAGTAAAATCACTTGCAGATTGATCTTCTTGGAAGCTATCTACTTGTGGACCAAAGTCTTCTGGACTATAAACTTCGTCAAAACCAGCTAAATCATCAGACATGTCTGCCACTAACGAACTCCCCTAAATCCTAGTCCTTGAATAGCGAGACCCCCACCACGCATTTTCATAGCACCACCCTTTTTCTTAAATCCCATTTTATTACGGACTGGTGCAGGTAATTTACTTAAACCCT